ACATTAAAGCCAAGTTTAGGTTTAACAAACTTGTTTATCTTTTTAACATAGACACCCGAACCTTCAAGGATAGGTTGAAGACACATAATCTTATTACTTGCAAGGTCAATCTCATCAAGTAAAAGAACAGCACCTCTTTCCATTGCCTCAATAACAGGACCATTTTGCCATACGGTCTGACCATCTTTTAGTCTGTAACCACCAAGTAAATCGTCCTCATCGGTTTCAATCGTAATATTACATCTAATCATTTCACGTTTTGATTCAGCACATGCCTGTGTAACAGCAAGTGTCTTACCATTACCAGAAAGACCTGTGATGAATACAGGATAAAACTTTTTAGATTTTACGATATTTTTAATATCTGAATAGTTACCAAAATTAACAAAGTCGCCATCTTTTTGAGGCACTACATTGTCGGTCAATGAAGACACGATATAAGCAGCCTTTGTGTCATTTGATATTTTAGTATTAGCAGTTGTATCAACTGTGGTTGTATCATCCATAGAATCAACGTTAAGAGTATAAACTCCTCTATCAACTTTGTACTTGTCTGATTTTAACCAAGAAGGATTTTTGATA